AATATATGAAACGTCTTTGCCAAGACTTTCAAAATCCCAATCATCACTGGTTTTAAATTTAGAATTAATTGCTTCTAACACATTTTTTAAAATCATACAAAATCCTTAAACATTATTTTACGCCCGTCTTCACCAATTTCGTTGTCAAAGATATCTTTTACAGTGATCATCATAGCACTGGCCAACATAAGCAATTCATTGCCATTGTCGCACATCATAATTTGCCGATTAATTGGCTCCATAAGTTCAGCCATTCGTTCTTGTACATGAGTTTTATTCATTCGTAAGTCCCATAAAAATTAATTCACGTTCTGTGATATGTGCCACAGGTTTAAGCCAACCGTGTTCGACACATTCTAATATTAAACTTCGATAATTTTCCGGGCACCGTTGACTAATTTCAAATCCTGCTCGAGGAGTTACTACAAATTTGTCAGTGATATTAAAATGTCGATCGCCTTGTTTAAGGATTCGAACAGAGGTTTGATGAGTTTTAAATGTCATAACACTATTATAGCATAGTGTTATTTAAAGGTCAATAGCAAATCCAGTCGCTACTCTTGAAAGGTTTGCCAACTTCTGCTCGTGGCAAATATCGTATTACTTTTTTCTTTACTCGTTTAATGATTTCGTGATTATGATTGTGTCCAAATGCCTTGAGATACATTTTCCAACTATTGGTATGTTTACGACAACTTTTTAAATTTAGATCTAAATGTTTAATTACTAATTTATGATCTCCGGAAAATTTACTCAACAATTCACAGGCTATGTTAAAACTGTAGGCATCAATTTCATCACTACATCCAAGATACTCTTGTTCTTCTCGGTGTTTACCACTTAATGCAGTACTGGCATAATTTGGCAAACTTTTAAAACTTCTTCGACGATATTGTCTCATGTGGATAATTTCATGATGCAGGGTATCTGCTATGATACTGCAAATACCTTTATATCGCCTTTTGGTTATTTTAATTTCATCGTAGACAGGATGATAAACAAATACAAGCTCTACACATTTTTTACCATCTTCATCGTAGTCACTGTAATAAGCGCCTCCGACTAGCACACTATATTTTTTAACTTTTTCATCCCATTCCATAGTGGTTTTAATAGGATATTTTCTTTTAAGGTAATTAGTAAGGATTTTATGGAACTCGTAAACAGTAATATTTTTTTCGGTAAGGCGCGGAGAAAGACTACAAAGTCCTTCAATTATACTGGCACGTTCTAAGTTGCTCCAATCAAACATAACCCACCCTTTATAAAATATTTAGTTTGATTATATGTTAAATTTTGGGTTATGTCAAAAAACCTGTACTCCATTTAGCTGTTGCCAACGCTGTGCGTCTGCCCAAGAATTTACCAAAGGCTCGCCTTTTATGTTCAAACTAGTGTTCATAAGCATAGGACACCCGCTTTTTTTGTACCAAAGTTCTAATAATGCTCGGAATTTGGGATTATCTGCGTGGTTAACTGTTTGAACCCTGCTGGTATTGTCCACATGGCAGATACCTGGAAACTCATTGGGTATACGACAACGTGCTACAAATTGCATATATGGACTGGATTTTACTGGCATATCAAAGTATGTATCAGCATGTTCTTCTAATATTGCAGGAGCAAAAGGACGGAACTATTCACGTTTCTTTAATTGGTTCATGCGTGGTTTGGCATCCTTGCCTCTAGGGTCGCATAGTAAACTACGGTTGCCCAATGCCCTTGGGCCAAACTCTGCTCGGCCATTGGCCACTGCTACAACCTTGCCATTAAGTAAGTCAGCGACGATGCTTTCTATATCCAGTTCACGATCTATGTCGGTGCCTAGATAAGGAGTTGTCCATGCAAGGTGTTGTTTGGTATATGCGGCCACAGCTCCTATAGCACTACCTGCATCTCCGGGATTGGGCATAATCCATACATTTTTATAGATGTTAGCGATACGGCTGTTGGCCACACAGTTAAGAGCACACCCTCCCATAAACACCAAATTATCACTGGGTAGATTATTTTTAATCCAGTTAACTGTATTAACAAGATATTCTTCCATGACTGCCTGCACACTGGCCGCAATATCAAACTTACTAACTCCACCTAAATTTTCCCACCACCTGCATCCTCTGTGCAAGTTGTGCCTTAGTTTAAAATTAGGTCCTTTAAATTTTGTAAAGAATTCTTTTTTAAAGTATTCAGCAAGCACAGGCTTGCCAAACGCTGCCATGCCCATGAGAATGTATTCTTCTTCGTTGGGCTTTAGGCCTAGGTAATCTGTAAATGCCGTATAAAACAATCCAATACTGTTAGGATACTTTTTACCCCACACTTTTTTCATGCTTTTGCTATCTGCTTGCCATATACTAACTGTGTCCCATTCTCCGATAGCATCAACAACTAATACACTAGCATCAGTAAATCCACTGGTATAAAAGCCGCCAGCCGCATGACTTTCGTGATGTCCTACATATTCTATAGGAAGACGACCTAATCCCAATGCTTTAAGCTCATGCTTGGGATGTTCGTACCAGGGTGTTTGCCCTGCCCACAATCTACGTAGAGATTTTTGATTTGGCTTTTCAAACCATACTACGGATGTTGGTGATCCGTACTGGTACATATCTTTGATTATTTCAGAATTTAAGTGCTCGTCGTTTTTAGTTCTGCTGTATCGTTCAGAATGAGCCGCCCACACAATGTTCTGCCCATCCATCAAGGCCATGCTAGCATCGTGGTTCTGACCAGTGATACCTAGTATCATTTGTAGATAAAGGGATCTCGCTTACGCAACTCGGCTAATCTCTTTTTTAGTTCTCTGCGTCTTTTAAACCACAGATAGATTCTTTTAAAAATATTCATACAGCTATTTAATCCAGTTAAATACCAGTATTATTATAAAGGAAATTTTATGTTTACCAAACCTAAATGGGTAGAAAAGTGGCCACGTAGCGTCAGCAAAGTAGTATCTTGGCGTGTATTAGTTACGGGAACTAATCTTATTGCAGGATGGATTGCAACTGGAAATTTTTGGGGCGGCCTAGAAGTTGCTGGAATTTTGCTAGTAGTTAACAGTACTTTGTACTTTTTCCATGAACGTGCATGGAATCGTGTAGATTGGAATAAAGAAGCAGTTCCAGAAGAATAAATAAAGCATATAGGAGATACATATGGCACTAACAAAAATTAGATGGGTTCTTGCTCACGAACCTCTAGATATTTTTATCAGAGCGGCTGAAAAGTTTGCAGAAGTGATTGAAGAAAAAGCACCTGGTCAAATTGAGATTGAAATTCTTACACTCAGCGAATATACTGAAAAATACAATGGTGGTGCTAAAATCACCAAACATGATTTATTAGGTCTAATGGCTGAAAATAAGATTGAAATGAGTCAGATGTATACCTATGTTCTACAAAAACTTAACAAGGATCTAGGAGTACTTGACCTGCCTTTCTTATTCCGTGATCATAAGCATGCCGCAGAAATCTTCGAAGGCCCAATTGGCGCCGAATTGTTAGCTGGCTATGCTAAAAATAATTCAAAGATTAAGGGCATGGCATTTACTTACAGTGGCGGATTTAAAAACGTACCACTAAACAAGGAAATTAAATCACTAAGTGATTTTGAGGGTATTCGTGTACGTGTATCCAACAGCCCTGTTTGTCAAGATACATTTAAAGCACTAGGTGCAGAACCTATTGTAATGGATGTAGAAGAGATTACAAACGCAATTGCCGATGGTAGAATTGATGCAGGTGAAAGCTCTTGGCCAAGAATCTATGCTTGCCAGCAAAACGAAGTAGCAAAGTCTATTTTAAATGGCAACTATAGTTTGTTATTAACCAACATTATCATCAACGATGAATTCCTAAATACATTGTCTCCTGAATTGCAGGCAGCAATGAAAGAAGCCGCAGTTGAAGCAGGACGATTTGAACGTGCTATTGCAGTAGCAGAAGTTGAACCTACTATCAATAAAGCAGAAGCTGATGGTATTAAAGTTGTTAAATTATCTTCTGAAGAAGAAACTAAGTTTAGAGCACTTGCAGAAACAGTTCATGCAAAGTATCAAACTTATTTTAGTTCTGGATTAATTGATAAGATCAAGTTTCATTAAACCCAATCTATTTTGTAGTTCAACAACCCGGCGGTGATAAAATCATTAACGCCGGGTTCGTTTATGTGAATAACATTAAAGTCAGTATCAACACCGAACTTTGTGTCAAAGTTTGTGTAATGCTTACTCCAGTTTCTTTTTATAATTACTGGCATTGATGGCATTTTAGTTTTGTTGAACAAGTACCATTTATTTTTATCAAACTCATATATGTACTTTTTTGATGCCCATTTATAAGAGCTAGGTGAACTGCCATTAATTTTTTCACCGTTATTGTTATTGGATAAACTCCATTGCTGGTAATCCTGACTGCCGAACCAATTAACAATACCATTTTCAAAAGTATTTTTTATATTACTTTCTGTTCCGTAATTTAAACTAGGTCTTATTGCACCCCAAATAAATCTTTGATTAAACATGCTCCACCAAAATAAATCATGTAAACTATGTACAGGTACAGCAGATCTTTTTATATTGTAATCTAATTTTTCATAAAACAATTCACCAAATTGTAAATCAGTATCTATCTTAGTTGATAGATTTTTACTCTTTGCTTCTAAGTTTTTGATACCTTTTTCAAGACCAATATTAAAATATAACATCAATAAATCTTTATACTCTGAATAATGTGTATCTCGAGAACTTACTTTGTGATATATGTCACTGTAGCTCTTTTTTATATTTGTTGGGAGTTTATTTTCCAATGAATGTAACAATGGATATAACTTGACTCCTAGTTCAGTACCGTATATAAAATCACCAAGGTCGGCACTAATACAGATTGCATTGTCCCTGTTAATACAATCATTGTATAAGGTATTCATTGAATCAATAATTTCAAATTTACCTTGAATAAAATCTTTATAAAAATATGGATTTTCGATAATAGAATCACTGCTCATCGAAACTTTAATTTTCTTGAGTTCATCTGAATTAAGATTTTTTAATAATGAGGTCATTACTACGGTGCTATCAATTCCACCTGAATAAAATACAATACAATCTTTGCCCGTATCATTAATAATTTTTTTAATGTCTTGCGCCCGTTTATCAGTTACTTCACTAAATGAAAGACTGAAATTAGTATTGTATATGGGCATCTCTAAACCTGGTGCTATTCTAGTTTCCCAAGGGTTACTCCATTTTCCCATCCTTGGAATATATGCCTCTGCACCATATGCTCTTATCAAATTGCAATAAAATCTACCACCATCAGGCAGCTCGTTGAATACTGGTTCGACTACGTTTACCAAAGCAGATGAATGGAATGTTGCCTCTTTATGGTATAATTTCATGATTGGTTATAAAAGTTAAGAAATGTATTCCTATACGCAGACAATAGTCGATCAGAGTCTTCAGGAATTAACATTGACATTTTTTGCAATGCATCTTCTTTTGAATTAGCAAGATACAGTATTTTGTCTATAGAATGTAGAAAGCCGCCTGGCAAATTTGTTTCGTCTCTAAGAGATGTGATATCCTCAGTAGAATCTAATAAATTTAAAAAATATTGTTGATTGTTGGAATTTAGTAGTGCATCAGTCATTCTAGAAGCCTGACTAACAGCTAACACAAATTTAGCAAAATCTTGATACTCAGTTGCTAACTTCAAGGTACTAAGTCCCTGATTGCTTAACCACTCTTCATTTTCTAAGATAACACCAGTGTCTTTTAACTTATCGTTAATTATTCTTAGCCTTGGAATTTGTCGATCTGTGGCCGCCATTGACGGATCTTCTAATGTCCAGGTTAGACAATTAGTATTGTCTATTTGAATTTCTTTAGAAATAAGACAAACACACAGGGTAAATTTAGATGACAATAAATTTGCAGTATGCATCAGCATCCACAAATCATTTGATATAAGCAGGAATCTTGAAATATTATTTAGGTATATACCGTACATGAATCTATTTATTCATGATATAACGGCTTTAATTAAAATTCTTCTTCTTCGACAGTTATAACAATTCCGTGAGCAGAGCAATATAACTCTCTCTCTTCTCTGATCGCCACCGTTTTTTCAGAATTTGCAAAATTACTCCATGCTTCTTTTGAAACCCAAATTTGTGTAGATGTCCATACTCTGCCATCTTCGGACAGTGTACGTTCTCCAAATAATCTCTCTTCCGGAACTTCTGTTTCAAATCTTTCACAATGATGTGCAGGGTATTGCCAGTGTTGTGCAGTTGAACCTTCTGGAAGGGTGTGAATTTGTGTTCTTCTATACATAAAATATATTTCCTTGAAGTTATTATAATATTTATCTAACTACGCTATCATAATCAATGACTTTAACAAACTGAGAAATATCAGTACCAACATATCCGGCAGATATAAAGATTCGTAGTCTATCTCTTTTAATATTTCTAACAGCATGAATTGTATCAACTTTTAACAAATACCACTGAAACGGTTCAATTGTTACTTCTGCTAACAGTGTTTCCTTGTCATCTGTCCACCATTGTATTTTAGTGTTGTCTCCTCCAAGATCAAAATAATAATTTAATGCGTAATTACGTCCTATATCAACATGTCTACCGTGTGCCCCGAACCACTCTGGGTCTTTTAAATGTTCAGAATACTTAGTAACATTTAACATGGGGTCAGCCATACCTTCGGGTACCGGAGAAAAGTTTGGTTCAAACACATTGACTGCCAACCATTGTTTAACAAATTTAGGAATTACGGTTGCTCTATTAGCCGGTCCTCGGTATTCATTAATTTTTAATAATCTAGGATCTGTATCTATTAATGGTATATTTGCTAGACACGGATCTATAAATTCAATAGGAAGAGTTGGAAGATTAAGTTTAGCAAAATACATAGTAATATTTATACACCAATTAACGGTGTCTATAAATACCTCATGAAAAAACTATTTTTATTTTTAATTGTATTTTTAAACGGTTTACATGTCTTGGCCGCGCCATTAGAATTTACAGTAATGCACGCCCCGGGAGGAGTAAGCGACATAGTAACACGATTTATTGTTAGAGAGATGTCAAATAACAAAAGTATTATAGTTGTTAATCGCCCAGGCGCGGCAGGTAAAATTGCCATTCAACATATGATGTCTGTAAATTCAATGATGTTGGCCACTATGCCGCAGGTCTTTGTAACTAATCCTATTAACTTTACAGATTTGCCGTATACAGTTGACGACCTTGAAGTAATTGCCACTGTTGGAATTATGCCTTCTGCATTAGTATGCAATAAGAATCTAGGAATAGATAATATAAAACAACTTACGGCACAGACTAAACCTTTAACTTTTGCTGTTGGCGGCTATGGTAGTTCTGAACATTTGTCCACTGAAGTTCTATTAACAAAACTTAAAATAAAATATATAATTGTGCCGTATGCACAAGGTGGTAATACATCAGTGACAGATTTAATAGGTGGTCATGTTGATTGTATGTTTGCTAACTTTCCAACAATACGTCAGCATTTAGAAAACCCTCGTTTAAAATTGCTATTAGTTAGTCACCCTGTACCTGTGCAAGCGCCAACTTGGGAATCTGAATTTAAAGAATCATTTCCATTCTCTGTATATCTGTCAATCATTACGCCAAAATCTACAGACTTTGTAGTTAAGAAACAATGGGCTACTGATTTATCTATATCATTTCAATCTCAAGGGTTTAAAGCATCTTTAGAAGATATGGGATTATTTCCTAAAACCAGCACTGAGTCTCAAGAAATACAAAAATGCTTGCGAGCCAACGAAGCAATTAGAAAATTTATTTTAGACAATAAAATTAAGATTTCTGGTTAATGTAACCAATGATAAATGATTTAGCAAACGATTGAAGACCGTCCGGTTTATCTGTATCTTCATTAATTCTTAAAAATGGTGAGAGGGTAGTTTGAATGTACGAAACACCCTCGTTCCATATGTGTTTGGCCTTTGTTCCTTCTGCGCCCTCAATAAACCAATTGTCAAATTCACTGTACCAGTCCTTAGTAGCTTTATCAACTTGGAACCATGAATTGTTCCAAGTACTTGGGTATATTACATCTCTAAGTAACCGTTCGTGCCACAGTCTTGCTATTTTATAGCTTATTGTATCACTGTTCCAATATATTTGGTATTGAGGATTTTGTTCTAACCATCGCTTAATGATGTGTCCTTGTTTTATTAAAATAGGAACACAATCGGGACTCCAATAAAAATATTCAATTACACTGTTGTCATAGTCCTTAATATGATTAATAATTGTAACCATGTTGGCTGATCGATCATTGAATCTAATATAAAATTTACCATTTTGTATTGCACTCTTAGGTTTTTCAACACCTAAAATAATTCCAATTTTTTTCTCTTTATCAAACCTTTTTCTAACTTCATCAAAATATATGTAATTAAATCTAGTAATACCAATTGGGTTTAGTGCTTCTCTTTTTTCCATGACCCAACTTGCATCACCTGCCTTCAAGAAAGATTCGTGTACGCTGTCAGTAAGGTCGCATATCGTAATTTTAGTGCGTGGAATAAACTTTTCAATTTCCTTTAATCGAGGAATAGTTTGTAACTGATGCTCTGCTCCTGAATTAAAACTTGAAATGTTTGCAGGGTCTAATACCGTAAATGGTTTCCAACCTTTTTCAAGTGTGTTAACAATAATTTCATCTATGAGCAGTCCTTGTCTAATGAAACTCATTAGTATTTGATGACTATCGCTGCCACCGCTGTAACTTAATATAAGATAATCGTATTTTTCACGAAGGTCTCTCGCACGTTGGTCATATAATTGATCAAGGGTCGCTGTAGGTTCAACGGTCCAATCGTGGGATCTAAATTTGTGATCATTGAATACCCACTGAACTGGTTTATTGACCTGTAAAGAATAAATGTATGCCTGTATCTTAGATTCAAATTCTAAATTGTTGCAGGTATAGTATCCTAATTTTTTATTGATATGCATCTTGTACCAGTTCTTCTATAATATCTTTTACAGGTTTTATCTGTGTTATTTTATCAATTCCCTTGCCAACAAATATAGCACCTTCATTGGACGAACGAATTCCTTTGTATAGTGACCGTGTGTAATTATCTGAGTCGGTTGATATATCACCTAATTGTATACCTTGAATGTTTAAATTTCCAAATGTAGTTACACTATCTTTAGTAGCTTTTAACAATTTTAATTTTGTGTCTCGTGCAATTATGCTTTCCTCGGACATGGCCAATAATGTACCGATGCCTACAGCTAATGAACCCTTGTCCATAAAATATTTAACATCATTACGTGTTGCTATTCCACCACTTGGTATAATGTTCATTGTAGGATACAGGTTCTTAATCCTATTAAAATTTTCATCTAATGTTCCTGCAATGTTATTAGTTCTTCCGGCACCATTAGGACCTTTTAGTATTATTGTTCCTTGATTTAATTTATGCGGATCTTTGAGAGTTTTAAAAATAATATTAACATCATGCTCTTTTTTTAAAAAATTAATATGAGTAGCTAGTAATAGTTCTGTTTTTTCATCCATAGGCGTTCCGAACAATTCTATAAATTTAATTTTAGTATCTATAATAATTTTAGAAACTTGTTCAGTTATTAAATCAATACGATCTATGTTAACAAGGACATTAGATGATCCCGTAGCCGCAGTAAAACGTTTTATACCATTGTCAAATAATGAAATGTCTAATGTACCATTCTTATAAAACACACTTGCTGAAATACTAGGCAACGCACCTGCTCGGAAAACTGCCGTGGCTAACTTTACATCAGATACTAATGTCATTGGTACAGACACAATTGGATATTTACAATGGAAGAAGTCTTTATAGCTCACCAAATATTTATTGAGCATTTGACTCCCTGCCTTAAATACTGTATAATAAAATATGTTTAAAAATATTCCAAAAATCCTAGCGCATGAATCGGCTATAAGCACAGAAAATTTTGTTGTAACTGAATATATACTGCATAAAGCTGAGACAGGAGTTGACTTATTCCATAGGTTTTGTCCTCATAGAATGTATCCTCTAGCGACTCCGGGAACACTTACTACTGAGATAACCTGTAAGTTTCACGGGTTCAATTGGACTGCTGACGGCACTCCTACTAATAACAATAAAAAAATATCTTGCGGCGCGGCTAACGTAGGTAAATCTGGTTTAATTTTTAATAATTTTGTTGAACCTGACCACCATTGGGTAAGTGATCTTGCTAAAGAAAAAAATTTAAAATACAGCCATAGTTTTACTGGATCGAGTGAAGGAAGTTGGTTGTGGTTAATGGAGGCTGAAGCAGATCTCCTGCATGTGCATAAACAAGGGATACATCCATTTCTTGCACAGCAAATTAATCTAGAAGATATTGTATTAGAACAAGGGGATGGTTGGATCTTACAAAATCACCCAACTGGCTGGTGGCTATACATATTTCCATTCACGTTTGTTGAATACGGTAATCCGGGTATGGTTATGGTTAATACAGTGACGCCGCATACTCTAAACAGTGAGTACGGATTTGATTGGATTACTCAATTTTATTATGATTCAACTGTAACGCCTGATAGACGATATATTTTTGAAACATTAGAAACTGTTTTTAAAGAAGATGTTGCTGCCTCTAAATTGCAAAAAGGTAATTATTTCCCCTTAATGAAAGCAATGAATAGATATGAAGATCATTGCGTACACTTTGGTAAATGGTTTAAAGAAAATAAACTATGATAGCTCAGCGTAAAAATAACTTTTACAGAACAAGTGGCACACAGGATCAATTTCAATTACAGATTGATCCTGTGACTAGGGAAGTAGGAAGCTATTGTGACGAGCTAATATTAAACGCTAAAGAAATATACGATAACAAGGTAGGTAAATTATATTGTATGTATAGTGGAGGAATAGACAGTGAGTTAGTCATGGAATCATTCTTGTCACTAGGCATGGATATTACTCCTGTAATTGTTAATCTAGTTCCTGATTATAACTCCCATGATATGAAATGGGCGTATGAGTATTGTAATAAGAAAAATATAAAACCTTTAATTATTAATATTGATCTTAAAAATTTCATAAAAAGCGGAGAAATATTAGAAGTAGCTCATAAGGCAAGAACAGGTTATTATCAGTATCTTCCTACGATCAAAGCGGCACTATCTTTAGATGGAGATGTTCTAACAGGACAAGACGAACCTTATATTTCTCCTGTTGATAATACTTGGTATTTTATTGAAAAAGAATCTTGGTGTGCATGGGCCAACTTGTATAATGACAAATTCATTAGCGGCACGAGTTGTTTTTTATCCTGGAGTTCAGAAACACTTTTATCATTTATGTTAGATCCCACTATTCAAGATCTAGGAAACAATAAGTTATATGGTAAAAAAGGTACGTACTCTAGCAGAAAATTTGTGTATGGAAAAAAGTTTCCAATGCCTGACAGAATAAAATACACAGGTTGGGAACTTGTTGAGGAAACCGAATTAATTAATCATGACAATATTTTGTCAGTTAAAGAATTATTAAATGTGTATTCGGGATCTCAATCAATTGAATATAATCAATTGGTTAATATTTTATCCGGATCATCTTAATTACCAGTGCTGAAATATCTAATTGCAGTCCCTGCCCTGTGCTAAAGTTACGAGGATACCTATGATGATTATTATGCCACGATTCACCCCAGGTAGGGATTGCCCATACCCAATTATTAGTGCTTTGGTCATTTAGATTATACGTTCTAAACCCACCCCACCAGTTTGGTTTATGACCAATATAGTTTACTACGTTGCTCATAAATGCCGTTATAAATGCTGGCGCCCAGTGTAAAAATATCATTAGGTAAAATCCACCAATTGCATACAGCAATAAACTCCATGCAATGATAATACCAAAATAATACCTATGTAAAAATTGATAGAATGGATCAGTTATTAGTTTACGCATTTTCCATTTAGTGCTTGCATCAACTTCGTGTTCATAGTTAAGTGCAAAAATTTTAATTCCTTTATACAAAGGACTATGCGGGTCGGCTACTTTGTCACTCTTTAAATGGTGATTAATATGTATTGCGACCCATGCTAACGGGCTACCGGTTCCACTAAAACAACCTAGTATAGAAAATATCTTAACAATTGATGAATGTGTTTTATATGAGTTATGTGTAAGATGTCTATGGAATGTAACAACAATACCTAAACATCCGTAGGCAAAATACCCTGTTAATATCAATAACAGACTGTTTAAGGTAACTCCATAGGTGTAAATGCCAGCAATGAATCCGGCAAGACAAGTTAATACAAATATCTGTGCTCCTCGGGTGCTAGATGCTAAAAATTTCATTTCTTTAATACTCCTATTAGTAAACCTACTATATCAAGTTCCCACCATTTTTCTTGCAAGTTCCATCTTTTAGGATCCTTGTGGTGGTTATTGTGCCATCCTTCGCCCCATAATAAAAAACCATAAGGCCATAAATTGGTACTGTTGTCTTTGGTTTCATGTAAGTGATATCCGTACTTATGACCTAAATATAAAAAACTGTTTAATAGTAAATGTGTTAGTGCAACAGGCAGCACCCAAAAAAAGTAAAATAGTGCAGGACTTATTAACAATAATGTAACAGCCCAAATAATTAAAAACAAAATATAATACTTGTCAATAAAAATATTTTCTTTGGTTAATAAATCTTTAACTAGTCTTAAATTTATATGTTTGTCAAATTGGGAATACTTGGGGAAAAATATTCCTTTGAACGATAAACTAGGGTAGTGCGGATCTTGTTTGGTATCAGAGTACTTGTGGTGCATTCTATGCAGGTATGTCCAACCTATCATACTACCTCTGCCAGCTACAATAGCAAACCATGTGCAAATCCATTTTATAATATTACTTCTAAATTCAAAACTGTTGTGTGTATAGTATCTGTGCATCATCATACTAACGCCTATGCCACTATATAAAAAGTGCCCTAGAATTACCAATAAATATTCTTGTAATGTAAAATCAAAATAAAACAATCCTACTACTGCTAAGGCAGTGGTTAAGTATTGTATAATTGAGACAGATTTGGGATTTGCTGAGAACATAGTAATAATATTTATAGGACAATACATGAGCACAATAATTTCAGCCCCTTTAGACTTTCCTAAAATAGAACCGGATGATTGGGACAAATGGTGGGATGTCTGGAACGGTTATTCTAAAAAAATACAAAAAGTTAATAAATCTCATAATAATTTATCAAGCCCGTGGCACGGACTTGATGTATATGTTAGACCCGGGCATGAAGAAGGTGCTACCCGCCTTTATAATTTTGAAAATATTAATAGACCAGATTTGTTTAGTAATTTTTTTAATAGGACTGATGAATTTCCTATACATATTAATATTATGAGAGTTGCTAGTTCGTTTACACAAGTTGTGCCACATCATGATTTTACATCTCCAACGTATTCAATTAGATCTCTATTACATGATACTAATCCTATACCTACTTGGTATTATTTGATCAACAACAAGAAAACATATTTAAATTTACCAACCAATACAAATTCATGGATTTATCCCGATCATGAATCTAAACACGGATCTGATTATGACTATCGCTATAAAAAGATATTAATTATGTTTTATGGAACAATAAAAGAAAACAAGATAAAAATGTCTATTGAACAAAGTAAAAAAAAATATCCAGAGTATATAATTTATAAATTATGAAAATATTATTGTATTCTAAACTAACCCAAACTCAACACGACCAGTTTTTTAAATTTTTAAAAACAGCATCTACTGATACTCGATCACCTGCTCATGTTAACATGTGGTCATCTGATTGGGAGCAACGGAACGATACAATTCCCTACATTTTAAAATATGTAGACAGATTTAATTCACCTAAGGGAGAATTTCATTTGGTGTTAGACGGAGAGGAAGTTGTTGCCTGCGCCGGCGTATATAAAAGTGATTTTAATCCAGATATTAGTTTAGCAGGAGTACGTGCTTGGATTAATAGGAATTATAGAAATAAGTCTATTATTAGAGATATAATTTTACCGCATCACAAACAGTGGAGCATTGATAATGGATGCAAGGCTATTGCACTATCTTTTAACGAGTACAATAAAAATTTAATTGAACCGTTTAAACGAATTCGTCTTGGGGAAAATAGTCAACGTCTTTCTCAGCGCCAGCCGCATCATTTGTTTTACACAGGATTACACGAAGTTGGATATCCTGTTGCAATACAGTATACACCGCAATGGGTCATTTATGAAAAATTAGATCCAGAATGGAGTTACGATTGGGGCATCATTTCTACAACTAAATGATACCTATCTTTAATACTACAGTTCATAGCAGTGTGAGGAATTACAGTATTAGTCCACCAAATGTGGCCTATAGATAAGTGTTGCACTTGTTTACCAATAACCATTAAATTATCTTCACTAGTAATTATTGGAACATGTATTCTAATAGACGGATCTGCATGCCATGAATAACATCGCCTGGGCGCCAGTCTCATAACTCTAATGCGCCCTACAACTTGATCAGTGAACAAATTTAAAAAATTAACCATCCATCCTGTGTTATACGACTCGTCTCTCCAAGTATTCCAGTTAGAAAAATCAACATCAAGTTTTGCACGGCCTTCGCCGTATTCATATTCGGTGTCATCAATTCTCCCCTTAAGGCCGTATTGATGTAATTGTTCAACTTTCATTTTTTCAATAATTGGGCCAAAATACTTTAATGTTTCTACAACATTAACCTTGCCAATAATTTTAAAATGCTCAGCCATTGATTTGTTCAACCTTTACTCCTGACTTTTCCAGGAACGTAATGCCACTAGTATCCCTATAAGAGTTGCGATATAGAACGTGCCCAATACCGCTTTGGTATATAAGTTTGGCACACTCCATACATGGAGCGTGGGTAACAAACATAGTAGCGCCAAGACCACTGTTTGTAGATTTTGCCAATTTGGCAATCGCATTAGATTCTGCATGTAGCACCTCTTTGTTAGTTACAAGTTCTGTTATTTTTGTTTGTGGATGTCTAAATTCAAACTCACAGTTGTTGTCCCATCCTGCAGGCATACCGTTATAACCATAGCTGATCACACTGTCATCTTTGACAATAACAGCACCTACTTGTAGACGCACAGCATGGCTGAGTTCAGCGGTACGGCTGGCCCAATCCATATATAGTTTTTTAAATTTATCCTTCATTCTTCTAACAGATCAAGTTTATTTGGCTTGTCTTTCCATTCTTCTGCATCGGGTAACGCTGGTTTTTGTTTAGTAATAACCTGCCATTTGTTGCTCAGTCTAGTATTAATTTCCAACCACAACGGAATGTCAGTGTTAGTGTCATTGTCTTCTACGATTGCATTAACCGGGCATTCGGGAATACATACTCCGCAATCAATGCATTCATCTGGATTAATTGCTAGGAAATTCGGGCCTTCATAAAAGCAATCAACTGGACATACTGATACGCAATCAGTGTGCTTGCATTTAATGCAATTTTCGGTAACAAGGTGTGTCATTAGTATTCACTTCCATCTGTAGAGTTATATTTTGTATTAGGGTCAAATCTAGAAAAGCTATCATATCCCGGTTCTCCGGGCAACACACGTTTACCAACAAACCAAGTACCTATGTGTTTTATAATGTTACGACCATAAAAGTTTTTTACATTTGCCGAAGTCTTTTCAAATTTTTCAGATAGTATACCTCCAACGATTCCTTCATTAATATTACCTGGATGAATTTCTGAGTAAGGAATCTTTGTAATAGACAACGGATATAAACTTGCCATCGGTGAAAAAATTATATGTCCTTTGTTGTATCTGTAATTTTTATAAATTAAATCAGTAGGTGTAGCTTTGGGATCAGTTTCATGAAAGTACCATGCCTGTCTTGCCAGTTGCACTTGGCTTATTGTTGAATCAGATTCTAGTAATTCTATTAAGTCTGTGATCAATACAGGCTCAAGTATTTCAACATCATCTTCCATGTGAAATATATAATCGTAATCTCGGTCTTTAATCAAATTCCAAAATTCAGACCAAGTAGCACTTAGACCAAGATTTTCTTGATGAAGGATTATTTCATCATAGTTAAACAATTTTACTAGTTCAGCGAGCATTGCATTGTTTCTAGTCCTAGGATAATCATCTATAAAGATTTTATGCACTTCGCAGCCAAAGTAATTTAAATTCTTCTGCGATTGTAGCGTAGGGATTAGGTACTCTAATCTATTGGTAGAAAACACTACTTGACAAATCTTATAAGTCATTATAATTTTTCTGTGTTAAAAAAGAATGTTTGAAACAACCGTCCGTTATCTTTGTTATCACCAAAGTAATCTATACTAGCATGGAATAGGTCTCCTCTATAGATAACTAATCTATTATATTTGTTACCAACAACATCAAATAAATCCCATTTAGTATAATCGTATCCTTCATGCAGGTTGTCGCCAGACTTTCTAAATTCACCTGTTTCTTTGTGCCTATATATGCCTGTCCCTGATGTATGAGGAGCATCTGGTGTTAGATAACATACTCCTGCCCACATATTATAATGATCAGGATGTATCCAAGTTCTGTCCTGCGCTGTAGCAATTTGAAACGCACCTGTATATCCTTGGTCTTCAAACCAATTGGTTACCTTGCCCTGCAATTGCATCCAATAACTAATACAACCCTTGACATCATCTGGTAGGTAGGGTTTAGTTCGGGCACCTGGATAATTGCCTTTGACATCAAATTCTTGTGATAAGGCATAGGCACGAACAGCATCAGGGTCGGTATAAAAATTATCAATGATCATTAATTCTAAGTTCATGTTAGTACCTTAAGAATGTTCCGCCAGCGCCATCCCAACCATATACAATCCAATCTGTTTCTATGATATTGTCTTTGAATTCTCGAGTAAAATAAAACAGCAATGTTTCAACATCATAGATCATCTTCTCTGGTTCGCCTGTAAACACAGCAATAGTTTGGAATATATCTATGAACTGATCCAAATATCCTCGTCCAAATCCAAAAATTACAGAACAGTATTGATACAGATAATTATCACCTTGACTTGCTCTAAGGTCAACCATTTCGTATCGCCAGCCTTCGTTCCATTCAAACTTCATTGGCTTTTTAAAGAATATTTTGTTTGTATTATTTTCATCAAATACAGAAGCATCAAAGTTACTGTCAAGAAAATATCTACCACTCATTTTAAAAAAGTAATCGTAGGTCTCTAATTCTTTTCTATACTTGATAAAAAAGTTTGATAATATCAATGCTTCGCAATGACTCTTGTTGGCATGTGTTCTTACCGTGTTAAAAATTTCTGGAAATTCTTCTTTAACACTTATGTATCTTAGATTTTTTTGATATCCTAGGGTACCTTTGTACTGTTCAAAGTTTTCAGATATATCAACTAAAAATAAAGTAGTATCTTGATCAGCAAGTAAATCTAAACAAGCTATGGTAAAAATTGTGTGTTTAAATCTTTCAGCATTAGAAAATGCAGTGCGTGATGTGCTGTAAGTAAGAGGGTAATTATTATCAACCTCTATGGCGCTGGTTATTACAAATGCTTTTTTCATGTTCTATAAAAATCCGATAACAGTATTTTCTTAAAGTAGTCATCAAACTTTTGATGTACAACTTCTTCTGAATAGTTCTCCATAGCCCACTGTCTACAATAATGTGGATCAATAGTATCTATGTTGTTAATAGCATCAACAAAGTCTTTAAACTCTCTGCAACGGAATCCAGTTTTGCCTTGTATGACCGTATCAACAAAACCTCCCCAGTCTGTGGTAATTGCCGGTGTGCCAGAGAAATAGCCTTCTGCAACCATGTTGCCAAATGGCTCTACATAATGAGATGGTCCAAGTATTGCCCGAGCATTTTTCATCAATTCTTTTCGTTGCTTAGAATCGCAAACTCCCACACAGGTTACATGATCGGGTACTGTGGCATACCCCATCTCTGTAAGAGAACCGGGACCAGCTATGATTAACCGTTGTCCAGTTTTTTCTGTTGCTTGGATTGCTATATTAATTCCTTTGGCCTCAATCACTCTGCCAAAGTACAGGAAGTAGTTTTCCTTGTCTGCGTTAAATTCAAATTCGCTGGGTGTAAATGCGTTAGGAATAACTGCATCAAACCAGCTAGGGGTCATTAACATATCTCTTTGTCCGTAGAACATGTGCATTTGTGCATAGCTAGTAAACACACGATATGGTGCAAATATTGCCGCGGTGTCGTAACCAATACTAGGTTCCACAACAGGCAAATCAATATTAGGAGTTGTAGCACTTTGATTTTCCCAACCATGAAAACACATGATTAAGTCGCCTTGTTTTTTACGCAGTGATATCTCTTTGCCAGCGGCCCTATTATAAACATCTCGATTGTTATGGGGATTATCAGTTAATGTTGGTAAACACATCACAGTTTCACAGGGTGCCTCACACCCTTCTATGCCGTAATGTACGCAGTTCCATCCTAGGCGTTGCATATTTTCAATGAACTTAATAACTGCAATCGAAAATGGATCAGTGCGCCTATTAATGTGTACAGGATCGCTGGGACTGCTAAGAATATGTAACGTATGCATATTGTTAATTATCAATGATTAATGGCCGGCCCTGCAGGAATCGAACCCACACCGCTTGGTTCGAAGCCAAGCATTCTATCCATTGAACTAAGGGCCGGATTATATATACCAAATTTCGTTAAAGCCTTCTTCCAGAGTGGGCTCTTCCCAGCTGGCAATCATACTGGCAATAACATGATCAGGAATGTCTTTGCCTGGACGGCTAAACAATCGACGAACAAGTTCTTTATGCTCGGGCGTCTTAAACACTACAGCAATATGATAGTAGTCAGGCAGTGCGTTAAACTTGCGAGCACGACTTGCAATGGTGGTGCTGGTTTGATCCCAAACAATATCCAATTGTAAAGCCGCCGCAAAATTTACATTGATCATCATCTGCTTGACGGCAGTAGGCATGTATTCCACAAATACTTCGCTATAAGTTTTACCCTGGTCGCGAGCATATCCCTCAACATGGTCGTCAGTGGACACATACTTGTGATCTTTTTTATCCTCGCCGAGCCATTCCTGGTTCTTATACCAGGTAGATTTTCCACTACCTGGTATACCGATAAGTTGATAACATGTTGGCATTAAATATCGTCTTCGAAATTTTTTCTGTATTTGCGGCGGGCATCTGCTAGCGTAAACACTTTTTCGTTATCGTTAGACCAATCGATTGTTTTTGCTGGAATAATTATTCCAGACGGTAACGTCACACCGTTAATAGTGTGAGGTTCGTTTTCATCGTAGGTCCAACCTAACTTTCTCATCATACGATGCTTGACTAACAGATTAGGGCTACGGAAAACTTCAGTATCATTGAAGCCTAGCATAACACCAACTTCGCATACTGCGCCGCTACGACACACACCAGCATGGCAATGAACAATGACATTCATATGATTGGCCAATGCGTGTTCGAGCAAGCGGACTAGCTCATTGGCCTGCTCTTGGCTGCATCGCATTTCTTCATCGTCGACTTGATCACGTTCTTCCACATCCAAAAATTGGAATTGGTGAGTCTCTTTGAACTTGTACAGCGGTGTAGGGAAATCTCCCGGCGGGTCTACAATTTGAATCAGCATAGCATTAACACCGGGATCAAAGTGAAGCCCTTTTTTAATATCGCTAATTCCAACGTTTTGAATCCATGGCATAATTGCCTCCTTTACATTGTAGGCCCGTTACCGGACCTAAAACCTACACTACCACCTTCTGCTTCAATGCGAGCAATAACATCTTCAAACAAGATAGGAGCAAAGTCTGGAAGTTGTTCTACGCAAACGCAGTGGTATCTAACATCGTTCTCATCACTGTATA